TAGCTTGTGCGGACTGAATATAAGGGTTAGTAGACCCAGCATACGGATTAGCCGTATTTGGATTAGCACCTTGTGTAAAAGTTGAACCAGCACCCATACTATCTCCTTATGCCCACTTACAATATTTGGGGCGCATTTCTAAAATGACCAAATCTCCTTCGTCATGTGCGTCAGGAATTGTGGCAACATCTTTGAAACCAAGGTGTCGGTCTAGTCTTAGGGCTTTTGTGTTACTCCCTGCAACTGTGCCAATTATAACCTTTAATTTCAAGGTGTTAAATGGGTAATTAAAGACCTCTTTAAGAAAGTCTTTAGTTGCCCAATGTTGCCCTTCTGACCCTACATGAATCATGCAAGATTTACCGTAAAAACCACAATATACAACTACTGCTCGAATTTCACCATTTAATACTTGACCTAAATAATGTGCGCCATCGGGAGTAGGCATTTTATGTTTAATTGCCCAATCTTTAAGACTTTGCTCATTGAGTAATATCAAATTACCCCACCGGCTTCCATAATATAATCCGTAGAAGCCCAATGTAATTCAATTCCTTGACTAGCAGCATTAATGTTTACAGAGCCTGTATAGCCTATTCCTGAAACACCTTGCCATACTTTAGTAGTAATTAAACCGCCAGCCCATATATTTTTGTCCCATGTAGCGCCATCCCAGCTAGACTCTGTTTGGGTATTAGGGTTAAATGAAACTGCGCCTAATTGAGACTGCGTGTCAAAGTCCACGCTAATACCGCATAAAACACTTGGCACACCGCCTGTAGACTGAAGAATAGGCCTTATCATGGTAAAGCGCTTTAACTGCCCTGGAGTGTCAAAATAGCTATAGGCTTGTTGTGCAGTTGCAGTAATGTTATTGCCGTCATCAGACAAAGCGCTATACAGAGTGCCTACAATTCCTTTGCCGCCAAAGTGCATATCAGCGTCACCGGACACTTCCCAACAATAAGCCTCAATACCTGTAAACCTACCCCAAGACTTAGTAATAGTGTGCATTACATATTGTTCCATTCCATTAGTAACAGGAATACTAAGAATAAGCATATTTTCAGAAGCAAAATAGTTAATTTGCCAGCCAAAGTTTGCATAATACAAAGTTGCAGCTTGACTAATAGGGTAGTAAATCTTGTCAGTAAGGTTTACTCTAGGGTCTAGGCGGCTAGACTGAAGCGCAGAAGCAAGGGGTACTAAACCGTCTTGGGTTAGTAAAAGTAAGTCGCCAGCCCATTTAAAGAAACATCTACGGTTAAATGTTTGACCTAATTGCCATACGCCTTTTAATGCCCAAGTCGTAGCACTAGAAGGGTCAGTACCGTTATATACAATGACTTCACCCATACTAGTTACAAATACTGCGTAATCGTCAGCACCTTGACCAGCATCAAGAGTCCAAGTACCCATAGCTTGTAAATAGCCTGAGTTACGAGCAATACTGCCAAAATAAAGCGGAGATGCAGCGCCACCAATAGAGTCTACTGGTAAGTAATAGCAATTTAAACTGTCTTTTTGCGTGAAATATAAGCGGTTTTTAAATAGGTTTACACCAATAAATGTATTTGAATTTACGCCAGTTATACCTATAGTGGTATAAGTTCCTACTATCGTTGCATTGGCGGCAGGGGCGCTTGCCATTGTGTAAGTAAAGGTTGTTGTTCCAGTAACCGTAATGACATAAGTGCCGTTATATTCGCTAGAAGTAGCCCCTGAAATAGTAACCCTATTATTTGTAACTAAACCATGAGCCGTAGCAGTAGTTAAAGTGGCTGTAGTTCCTACCTTTGTAATTGTGCTAATTGTGGCGGCAGTAGTAGTTGTAGCTACATAAAACCATGCGCTACCGTCATAAATCATGACAGGGTCTACACCATTACAAGCTACTAAAAACTTGCCTGCGGTGTTAGTTATATTAACTGCTTGCAATTTATCGCTAGAAATACCAGTAAATACCACAGTAGCAGGGTTAGCTTTAGTTTCCCAAATGCTTGTGCCTGCTGCGCCAAATAGCTTATAGCTACTAGTTTGGGTGTAATTCATTAAGGTATTTATGGGGGTAGTAGCTTGGTTTAGGTATGTACCAACTACAGTAGCGTTATTCGCAGGTGTACTAGCCATAGTATAAGTAAACGCTGTAGTGCTAATAACAGTAATTTTGAATACACCACTATATGCCGCAGGAGTAGTTCCCGAAATAGACACATAAGCGCCAGTTGTTAAACCATGTGCTGAAGTTGTAGTTAAAGTTGCCGTTGTAGTGACATAGGTAATACTGCTAATGGTTTTAACGCCAGTAGAAGTAGTTAATATTGAAACTACGCTATAGCCCTTACGCATAGTGACATCAGTAGGCGTGGGATACCAATTTATAAGCTGTACAGCGTCAGTAGGACTCATATTAGCAAGGGAGTCCCTACCATTCCACCCGCCAATAGGCGCTGGTACTGAAGCTGTTTTAGCCGTATTTTGTTTTGGGCGTTGTAATAACATTATGAGCCGTAGCCGGTGTCTGGTATGTTAGCGTAGCCAATAAGGACTTTACTTGGGTATGGCGCAAATGAAAGGTTAGGCGCACCCTTGTCATTCGCTTTAGCAATACTCAATACACGCTGGTAGTCTTGAGAAACAACGGTAGTGTCAAAGCCTTTAATGCCCCAATATTTCATTTTGGTAAACAAAACCATAAGGCGGTCATCTAAAACAGTAGTGTCTGAGTCAGCAGTAAAGCTATTTTTAACTGTGCCATCTGCGGCTCTTGCCCAACCTTTACTTCTGTATTCCCAGCCTAAATACTCATTGGTATTCATTACAGGCCATATTTGAAATTGGTTGTCTAATATTCTCCAACGAACCCTAGGCCCAGTTGAAATATAACCAGACTTTAGCCATTGCCATTGCTGTGGACTTTCAGGCCCTAACATTTCCCAATGCTTAGACTTGTCCCAATGGGTGCGGTCTGTAATAGTTTCAAAGTCATCAGGAAGGTCATAGGCAGTCTGAGCGCATACTACTGACTGTGTGCCACTACCACTAGCCATTTGGCTCATTACAACAACTTTAGTGGTGTTATTTGCACTTACTACATAAGTGTCTTGAGGGATGTTATAGCCTGTTAATTGCCATTGGCTTGTAACAGCGCTTAAATCTGTGCCAGCCGCAAAAGTTAATGAAGTAGAACCATTAACAGTTGTGGCGTTGGCGGTTAAAGATTGTGTATAGAAACGGTACTGTACCTGCAATGCTTGCCAATCATACTCTTTAAGAAGGTCATAACCAGCGCCATTCATCAACGCTAGAATTTGAGTTACATCTTGAGAAGTATTGCCTACAACATAAGACGGCACAGCTAAATTAAGCTCTGCTGCTGTTTGTTGCACCATTTGGAGCATTGTTTGGGACATATTAAGCCTCGGCTACTTTTGTTTTGCGTGTTTTGGGAGTTTTTTCCGCAACAGCAGCAAGTAGCGCTGACATTTGTTCTTGCATAGCAGTCAGCTTCGCATCTGTTTCAGCCTTAATTTTATCATTTTCTGCTCTGAGTGCTTGCATTTCTGCTTCTCTTTGTGCTACTTCGGCTGAATTATTAGCTAAATTTAAGAATGCTTTGGCTTTTAGGCGAAAATTATGCGGTGACATTCCGGCTACCATGCCAATTCGTTGCAGTTGTTGGTCAGAGCAGTCAGCAATAGACTCTACTGTATGAAATTTAAGCCCACGCAATTCATCAGCTTGGCTACGAGTAACTTGAGGCCATTGGTCTATTGGAGTACCAATAACATCTTCGTGGCTACCCATTTGGTTTTGGTAGTGTGCCCATTGACGAGGAAAGCGTTGTTTATGGGAATTTTGGGCGTATGTGTCAATTTCTGTCAAATTATCGCCAGGAATCATAATTTTAACGAAATCAAATTCTTTAAAAATTGGTCTGCCAGCTTCATCAGAGGCAATGTCTTGCTTAACGCTTTTTTTATAGAATTGGACTGCTAGTCGTGCATCTGCACCTTGTACATCGCTATCAATAGCCATTTTTAATTCTCCAAAGTAGTTTGGGGGTTATAAAAAAATAAAAGGGACTCCCCTTGTGAGGAAGTCCCAGTTTTTACTACGCCTTCAATTTTTAGACTGAAGCCTTGCTAAACCAACCATAATCGCCTGAAGCCATTGTGGTTGTTGGTGCTTTGTAAGTACCAGCAGAAGCGGTAGCTACAAAAGTTGTGGTGTTAATAGAGCAAGTAGCTGTAGAAGCTGTAATAGCCTCACCAGCTTTAGCCCAAACATAACGCAAACCATCGGAAGCAAAAGTTTCTGCACCGAGTGGGCCAAATGTTACCAAACCAGACAGCAAAGCCTGTTCTGCAACAGTTTGTGTGTCTACGAGGTCAATACCTACGATAGGGAGTGTTGAAAATGCCATGATTATTTCCTTTATTAATTAATTAGACGGTATAAATAGGGGTTTCCCCCTATCCATTAACTACCTGTCAAGAGTCCTTGTAGGA